AGTGAGTAGATCGTGGAACTCAATGATGAACAGTATCAAACTCAAAGGTAAGAATGGTATGTTCACACCGGCTATGTGTAGTCACGTGTACAACTTGAAGACAGTACAACAATCAAATGACAAGGGAACTTGGTTTGGTTGGAGTATAGAAAAGGTTGGTCCTGTTCAAGACAAAGGTCTATACGAGCAGGCAAAGAGTTTTGCTGTAAGCGCTAATAAAGGTGACGTTACTGCAAAACATGGTGAAGAAGATACTAAGTCTAAAAAAGACGAGGTACCATTTTAATCATGATTGGCCCATGGATTGACTCCCCCCTTTTCATGGGCCTGCTTGAAGAGAACTATATATACGAAACAAAAGAAAGGAAACAAAAGAAAGATGCCAAAACCAAGGATATGCCCGACATGCAATCAGAAATTCGACATAACGAAATGGCAAAAAAGTAAAATTTATTGCACTGAAGTTTGTAAACCAACCTGGAGACCAAACCGAGGTGGTGCTGTAGGAAGACCGAAGGCAAAGAAATGAAGTTTAAAGAAATATTTGAAGGCAATAACAGTGCCTATGGTCAATTAATTTTATCAGGATCAACAACAGACAAAGGTAAAGCAGAAGGTAAAGCTTTTATAAAACGCCAACCAATTACAACTCAGTTGTGGGTAGATCATTTAGAAGGTAAAGATCCAGCTCTTGGAGTTATACCAATCAACGAAAACAACGAATGTAAATGGGGATGTATTGATGTAGATCAATATAACTTAGACCATTTATCTATTATGCGTAATATAAAAGGGTTTGGTTTCCCGTTGGTTACATTCAGATCAAAGTCTGGTGGAGCGCATTTATTTTTGTTTGCAAAAGATTTTATACCTGCAGCATTAATGCAATCAAAATTAAAAGCCATGGCAGAAACTTTAGGTTTCGGTGGTAGTGAGATATTTCCAAAACAAACTGAGATATTAGTTGAGCGTGGAGACACGGGTAACTTTTTAAACTTACCTTATCATGGTGGCACCAGAGGACTTAGATATACATTTAAGGCTGGCGGTGAGGCTGCTAGTTTAGAATCATTCTATTCTATATATGATGAGTGGGCACAGACAAAAGAGCAGATAGAGGCGATTGTCATAAAGAAGACAGAAGTTGTCGAGGCTTTCCAAGATGGACCACCTTGCCTAAATAAGTTAGCTCAAGATGGTTTTGGTGAAGGATCAAGAAACAATGCATTGTTTAATGTGGCTGTCTATCACAAACAAGCAAGCCCAGACAACTGGGAGGACAGGGTCATGGAAGATAATAGCAAGTGGATGAACCCACCTCTAAGCTTTCAAGAAGTCAAACAGTTATTGGGTTCTGTTGGTAAACGAGGTTATGATAAATACAGATGCAAGGAGCAACCAATATGTGGTGTATGTAACGCTGCAAAATGTAGAACTAAAAAGTTTGGTGTTGGTTTTGAAGAAGAGCAGATGCCAGAGTTAGATACACTTACAAAGATAACATCTAACCCACCTCAATGGTTTTTAAATGTTGGTGGTAAGAGAGTAGAATTAAAAACAGAACAACTACACAATCCTAATTTATTTGCAATTGCAGTATTAGATCAAGCTAATGTGGTATCACCCATACCAAAGGCAGCAGACTGGAGAGAAGTTTATTTGAAAACTTTGATGCAGAACTTACAAGAGATAGAACCACTCGAGTCATTAGATCCAATAAATCAAATAGTAAATTTATTATATGACTTCACAGTCAATAGACCTGCAGCAAGAACCAAAGAAGATATATTAAACAAAATGTCCTGGACTGATGAAGGGCATACATATTTTAGAATGGATGACTTCTATTCTTTCTGTAAAAGAAACAACTGGGAGATGGATAAAATAAAAACAGGTAATCTAATAAAAACTTTGAAAGATGTTTTTGTAAAAGAAGAACGAATAACTTTGAAAAACCAGACACCAAGACTTGTTAAGATAAAAGCAATGAGAAAAACAAAACCAGAAGTTAGCCAAGAGAAATACCAGGAGACGCCGTTTTAATGAAAACAATTATATTAGGGCCACCAGGCACAGGTAAAACAACAACACTACTAAATTTAGTAGAAGAGTTTTTACGTGCAGGCACAGACATAAAAAAGATAGGTTACTTTTCTTTTACAAAGAAAGCTGCATGGGAGGCAAGCACAAGAGCAGAAGAAAAATTTATGCTAGATAAAAAAGACATACCATATTTTAGAACTCTGCACTCACTTGCGTTTAGAATGTTGGGTGCAAAAAAAGAAAATGTTATGGGTCATGCAGACTACAGAGACTTTGGTTTGAAATGTGGCATACCCATCAAGACAGCATGGTATGAAGATAGCAATGGTATATTTAATTCTGACAATGAGTATCTACGTTTGATGAACAAAGCACGAGTTTTGGAGATACCTGTATTAGATTTGTACGATAGAAACCAACACAGTATGGACATCGAGAGAGATTTATTATATCTTTTAGATCAAGAACTTAGTAGATATAAACAAGAGAAAGGTTTAATTGATTACAATGACATGGTTGCAAAATTTATTGACCAAGACATTTCACCGTCTTTTGACGTATTATTTATTGACGAAGCACAGGACCTCTCACCTTTGCAATGGAGAATGGTCCGGACTCTATGGGCGAAAGCAAACAAGACCTACATTGCTGGGGATGATGATCAAGCAATATTTAAATGGGCTGGCGCTGATGTTGATACTTTTATCGCTCTTAAAGAAGAAGTAGATTACATCGATACCTTAAGTCAATCATACAGAATACCTGGTGGACCGATACACGAGATGTCACAAAAAATTATTAGAAATGTTTCAAAGCGATACGATAAAGATTATATGCCACGACAAGAGATGGGTGACTTAACACGATACTCTGACGTTACACAAATAGACATGTCACAAGGTGAGTGGTTAGTATTATCAACTGCTAATTATTTTTTAGACGACATAAAAGATTTATGTGAGTTGCAAGGTTGGTATTATTCTCACAAACATAGAAACTCAATTAAGTTAGATTTATTACTGGCGATACAAACCTGGGAGAAGTGGAGAAAGATTGAGACAACTTTGCCGGTTGCATCAATCAAGAATATATATTCGTACCTGGGAGATAATGTGACCAAAGGTTATCAGAAAGGTAAAACCATGGACGAGAACGAAGAGGGTTATTACATTGCGGAGTGCATCGCGGATCACGGATTACAAACAGATGATGTTTGGTACAAAGCGTTTGCAGGTCTAGACACAGAAACAGAAAACTACATAAGAAATATGTTAGCTAACAAAGAAAAAATTTCACAAAACCCACGCATAACACTATCAACAATACACGGAGCTAAAGGAGGAGAGGCTGATAATGTATTACTTTTACCTGATATTACTAAGTCTGCTGCTGACCATGACGATATTGATCCAGACGAACTACATCGTTTATTTTATGTAGCAGTCACACGTGCAAAAAAATCTTTGCACATATTAGAACCAAAAAATTATGACAGGGCATATATCATTTGAGATTTCATGAACACATAAAAGGTGACAAGGCAGAATACATAGCCGCAATGTGGCTATGGGATCAAGGCTATTTGGTTTGCAGGAACATGTCACAGCAGGGAGCCGTTGATCTTGTTGCAATCAAAGAGCATGAAGTTATACTGATAGATGTAAAATCAGAATGTATAAGAAAGAGAGACGGATATAAAATTAACAGATCACTGACACCGATACAAAAAAATCTTGGTGTGAATATTTTAAATGTAAACGTAGAAACAGGAGAATGTACATATGTCTAACCCGTACGATAACCAGGTCGGAGGAGATCATTACAAAAAATACAAGATACAACCCAGCGAATTCATCAATAAAAACAGATTGTTATTCCCTGAAGGGTCTGCTATAAAGTATATAGTTAGACATCAAGATAAGGGAGGCAAAGAGAGCCTCGAGAAAGCGAAACATTTTATCGATATGATAATCGAAAGAGACTACAGTTGAGAACATTGCAACAACCGTTGTTTACACCAGAGACAGAGTGGGTGCCACCGGATAGGTTACCTGATTTGTCGAGCCATTCAGAAATTGCCATTGACTTAGAAACGAGAGATCCAAACCTCATGACTATGGGATCAGGGTCTGTGCGAAGAGATGGTGAGATAGTTGGCATCGCCGTTGCGGTCGAAGGATGGTCAGGTTACTTTCCTATAGCGCACGAAGGTGGGGGGAACATGGACCGAGGATTGGTCCTGGACTGGTTCGAAGAATTACTACAAACCACCTCTACAAAAATATTTCACAATGCAATGTACGATGTATCCTGGATTAGGTCACTTGGTTTTTATATTAATGGTGGCATCATTGACACAATGATTGCTGCAAGTTTGATTGATGAGAATAGATTTAGTTACACATTAGACTCTGTTGGTAAAGATTATATCAGCATGCGTAAGAATGAAAAACTTTTACAAGAAGCTGCAAAAGATTTTGGTGTCAATCCAAAGGCAGAGATGTGGCGATTACCTGCACCGTTTGTAGGTGAGTATGCAGAGAAGGACGCAGAGATTACGCTAAAGTTGTGGCACGCACTGCAACATGAAATTTCAAAACAGGATCTATGGGACGTATTTAATTTAGAAACTAATCTGTTTCCATGCCTGGTCGATATGAAATTTAAAGGTGTACGCGTTGACGTTGAAAAAGCTGCAGCACTCAAGACACAACTGACAGTGACAGAAGGTGAGTTGTTACGTGATATCTT